TTATATATAATAAATATTAAAAGGTATCATTTTTGTGATACCTTTGACATATATCCCTGTGGTTTTTGTGGAGATTGGGATTGGTGTTTTTTATACATATCTCCTACCGATTTCATATTTTCTATAGACTTAGAAACAACATTATCTGAGTTGGAATTATTTTGTTCATCAAAATATTTTTTCATTTTATTAAATGTAAAAGTTCTAATGAATATTGGCATATTGTATACTGTATACCAATTGTATCCTCCTTTACCATGGAATACTATTTCATGGATTTGTGTAAAAATATTATTTCTATAATCAGACGCGGCTTCAGGCGTCAGGGAAAAAAAAGTTTACTCCGATTGGTAATTCAATTTCTTCTATTTCACCGTTTATTTCAATATTGATTTTCATATCAATGTCGGGTTGAAAACTTTTAATATGTTCTCTAAATGAACGAGAATCACGGGCTAAAAGATAATTATCTACAAATTCTCTAATGGTTTTTGGAGTTTCATCTCCATTTACAGAAGTAATAAGATGTTTAAAACGAGTAGTTAATTCTGGAGAGGTATTTTTGTTGATTTTTTTTAATCCTTTAATTTCATCTTCAATTTTTTTCTCCATATGACCATCCATAATTTTGAATGTAATTTCGTTTCCTGAGTAGGGTAATTTGTAAGTAAATTTATTTTCTCCAGGAATAATTGTAGATGTATCAAAAGATTTATTTTCAAGAGTAGTTAAATCAACAGTATGTTCTTCTCCTCTATATTCAAAAGTATAATCTTTACCATAACCTAACACACGAGCAGCAATTAAAATTGCATTTTTATCTCCAACTATTAAATCATTATAATCTACTTTTGTTACAATTAAAGATTGAAGTAATTTATCTAAAACAGTACCATTAGCAATGTAATTTTGATTAGTTAAAATATCTTCTTCTTTTGCAGTCATGTATTTTAATTCTATCTTACCGCTGCGAAGAGGATTTCCCTCAGAATAAAGTAAACCTTTTGAAGGTAATTCGATTGTTTCGGTTGGAAACTTAAATTGTTGATTTTCTTCCATAAATAATTTTTTATAACTTTGTTATCATATATAAATATATGAAAAAAAAAGAAGCTCGCAAAATTATGCGAGCTCTTTTAATTTTCTTTTTAATTATTAGAAGTTTAACACACAATAATCAGGTTGAACAACCATTGTAAGGTTTACTGCAGTATCTGCTGTATCGTAGTTGTATTCACCAAAGTTTGCACTTGTGATAAAACATCCTTTTAAGATCCATTCTGATACGATATCACCTACAGGTCCTAATACGTTAAATGTTAAATCTTTTTTATACATATCGGAATAACCATCACGACCTGTTACTGATTCGTGGTGTAGGCGTACCCATTCCATTACAGCTTGAGCACCTGAAGGAACAATAGGATCAAATAATGTAAATGTAATAGGATCCCATTTTGTTACACCTTTAACATAACGTTGAACGTTAATGTGGTTTAAGGTTACAGTACCTGAGTTTACTGTTACAGCGCTTACACCTTTAATTTCATATGATGGAAAACCATCAATATACATGATAAATCTATTCGCCTGTTTTGGTTCAAACGCGGTGAAAAATATTTCGTTGGAATCTAGTATTGCCATTTGTTTATTTATTTTATTTTGTTATAAATATTCAACTTTTAAAAATTATGCTGGGAAAGTAGCTCCTGTTGGTAAAATGTTGAAATCTAAGTAAATGAATTCTGCTGTTTTAGTAGGTTGAATATAAATTTGTCCTACCATTTGATTTCTATCAATTACGTCTGCTGGGTTATTACTATCATCCATAATTACTTTAAATGCATACAAACCTTGTTTTTGTTGTACTGTTTCTAAATATGGATTTACAGCTGCTAAAAATGAATTTCTTGTAGCAATAGTATTTTGTTCGAATACTAAATTTTGAGCTACTTCTGAGATAAAATTCTTAAGAGCAATTAATAATCTACGAACATTTACACGATCAAGAGCAGATGCTTTAGTCTGTAATGTTTTCTGACCATATACTACAACTCCATTTGCTGGGAAGGTTGCAATTGGATTAACTTTATTTGAATATAAAGTATCACGTTGAGTTTGAGTTAATTTTCTTTCAGCTTTAACTACTTGAGATAATCCACCTCTATTAATACCAGCAGGAGCAAACCATGGTTCAGATACTGTATCGTTGTAAGCATAAACTCCAGGAATCATTGCTGAAGCTGGAACCCATACTAATTGACCTAAATCTGGATCAACTGTTTGAACCCATGGCCAATATGAAGCGGCATATGAAGTATTTCTTTGATTTGCTTGTTGTGATGCTGCGGCAACACTTGAACTATAAGGTACTAAATCCATTACAAAGATATTATCACCTCTGTTTTGAGTATTATTGATAGCATTAGTTAAAACAGCATTGTAATTAGCATCAGAATTATATAAACCAGGAATTGTTAATACATTAAATTGATAAGCATCTTGATTAGCCATTAATGCTACTGAAGCTGTATAGTTATTTGCTACTAATCCTTGAGTATTTGTACCGTCAATTGTATCATAAAAGTTAGCACTTCCTGTTATAGTACCTATAGCTGAACCAAATGTTCCACTTACTGGTAAGTTTGCTGGAATAAAAGGAGTATATGCTGCTTTTGGAGTGCCATTATTATCAAAATAATTAGCCATTAAAAAGGCAGGATTAATACTAGATACATAAACATATCGAGAATTATTCTTATAATTACCATAAGAAACCATTTGGTTATTAACAGTATCTAATTCTTCATATGAATCACCAATTACTTTAGAAAGGAAGTTTGGGGCTAATGGGTCTAAAGATAAACCAGTCCATGTTTCTAATATAATTGGATTATTTGTATTATCATCACCTCTTCTAATATATAAATCAAATGTACCTGAGGATGTATTTGAATTAGCAATTTGGAATCTAATATTATCTATTGAACCTGAAAGTAATGAACCACTAATATCTACAGCACTAGTACTATTCATAATAGTACCTTCAGAGAATGTAGTTAAAGTAAATGCACTACCACTAGCAATTGATCCTGCTGAACTACCAGAAATAAAAGAAGAAGTTGCTGAGGAATAAGATCCACTGGCTACTCTGGTTACAAGTAATGTTTCGCCACCATTAGCAAAGAAATTAAATGCTGTAATAGAGGTAAAGAAACTATACACATTTCCACTACCTGTTCCGGGAGTTGAATTAACTGTTATAGTAGATCCAAATTTGTTTGTGAAATCACTATATGATGTAACAATTTGAGGCCATTCTACGGGACCTTTTACTGTAGGGCCTATAATAGCGGCGCTATTTCTAATAGGTCCTTGAGAAACAAATGAGTTATCATTTTCTCTTGCAAGTACACCGGGTGATATTAATGCTTCTGCCATTTTATGAGTTATTTTATTTTGTTATAAATATATTAAAAATTTTTAAAAGTTAATTGTTTTTAAATTCACCTGTTTTTAAATTTAAAGCTCCTTCGCCATATTTTTCTTGTAATTCTTTTCCAGCTTTAATAAAATTTTCTTCTAAAATATATAACTCTTGAATTACTTTATTTTTTTCTTGATTTAATAATTGTAATTCATATTCTAAATTACCAAGTTGAGATTTTATTTTTTCTCTTTGATTACTTAGTCTTTTTATTAAATATAACTCTTCGGGTGATAAAAACTTGTCCATAATAAATATTTAATTTATTTTTAAAAACCTAAAAGTTTATTAAGAGATTCAATTACTTGAGAGGGTTCAATAACTTTTGTACATTCAAAGTGACGTGAAGTATTTTGATGGTCAGGACACCATTCCCAATCACCTGGGTTTAACCAGTGACGATTAAAGCATCCTCTACAAGTTTGAGGATTTTTAGGATAAATTCGTTCACAATCTTGAAATTCAGTATATGGATAACTAAATCCCGATATTAAAATTGTTGGGGTATTTAATGCCCATGATAACCAACTTAATCCACTACCCAATCCTATAAAAGCATCTGCGTCTCTAATATCAACCATTCTATCTTCTAATGGTAAATCTCCAGTTTTATCAATTACTCCTGTTAATGTTCCACCAAGTTTAGAATCATGCCATTCATCATTTAACGGTTCTTGAGTAAGCATTAATACTTTATATCCTTTATCATTTAAATAATCAATAATTGTTTGCCACCCACCTGGGTAATTCCAGTATTTAGCATGTGCTGAAGCATGGGGAGCTATTACAACATATTTATCTTTAATATCTGTTTTTCTATTAGGAGTTGTAACTATAGGTTTTACTTCTCTATATTTCATTCCTAATATTTCTGTTGCTGTTTGTTGCAAAGGATATTTTTTAAAATCAATTGGTGTTCTATCAAATACTACTTTTTTATCATCATAAAACCATCCAATAGTAAACATACCATATAAATCAAATACTTTAGTACCGGGTTTAACAAATTCTATTTCTGGGTAATTAGCTTCAAACCATTCATTATGGAAAGTAGAACAAACAACTTTACATTTATTTTCTTTTCTAAATTCTTCAATTATAGGAAACCAAGCTAATGTATCTCCTACTGCTCCTGAGTCTAAATGGATATAAATTTTTTTTCCATCGGGATTAAAATTATGTTCTAAAATTTTAAATCCACTTTCTTTATCATATATTTCAATACGCCATTTGACTAAATATTTTATATTAGGTTTAGTCCACATATTATTACTAATAGTATTTTCAAATAAAACTCTATTTGTTTTACTATTAATAAACTTTACAACATATTCTTTTTGAAGAGGACCTAAAACTTCAACAAAAGCACCATCTACAAAATTAATATTAAATGTATTTTCAGGTTTTTTAAAAGGTATTTTTAAAATTTTAGTATTATTATATTCGTTAATTAAAACTTCTTTCATGATTTCCAAAAATAAATAAAACTTTGATAATATCCTAAATCTACATGATGGTTATTAAAACCTTTATCAACAAAAAATTGACAAAATTTTATTCTTTCATCATTTCTTTGTTCATCTGTTAAATTTTCTGTGTCTTCATGGTATTCAAAAAATATTTTTTGGATTTTATCCCACGTAATTTGACTTACATCTTTAAACACATATTTTTCGTGACCTTCAATATCACATTTTAAATAATCTACTTTTGTTAAATTATGTTTTGAAAAAAATTCGTCTAAAGTAATACAAGGAATAGGTTGTAATTCCCACCAATTTGGCCATTTTGGAATATCAATATATCCTCTTTCATAACTAATAGCTATATTATCTACAATCCAATTATAATTTTTATTTTTATTTAAAGCATCAAATACTCCTGGATCTGGTTCGATGCAATATATTTTAGAACAACCTTTAGATTCTGCTCTAATAGCTGACATACCAATATTGGCTCCTAAATCTAAATAAATATCACCATATTCTATACCAGGACCAAATGCATTTAACTCATCATATATTAAATTCCCATAAGCCATTGCTCCTTCCCATCCATATCTATTACCTAAATCATTAATATCTCCTGAGGTATCCCAAGTTGATATATCTATTATTTGATCATTTTTTGTATAAAGTTTAGTGCGCATATTCATTAAATAAATTTATTAATTCTTTTGAACGATTTAACCATGATAATTCTTGTGCTGTGGTAAGAGCATTATTTCTATAATTTGTGTATTCTTGAGTAATTTTTTTTAAACCTTCTATCATTAATTTTAAATCACGGGGTGCTCTCCATAATCCATGAAATGTAGTTTCTTTCTCAATCCATCCAAGTATAGGTAAACCACAAGCAGCAGCTTCTAATAATGTTAAATTAGGATGTCCAGCTTCTAATTCACTAGGATGTAAAAATATAGTATGAGATGTGTAAAGTTGTCTTAAATCATCATTTGAGGGTTCCCATAACATTGTTAATTTAGGATAACCTCTAACCCAAAGATTATCATTAAGCCAATTTTCATTATTTTTAGGACCAGCAATTGTTATAGGTAAATCCATAGACATTGCTAATTGAACTCCTAATCCAAATCCTTTTCTATCATAAGCACCATATCCACCTAAACCATTATTTGCTAACATTAATAAATTATGTATGATAGGAGGTGTTTCATTTGGATAAAAAGTATTTGTATTTACACCATGAGAAAAATAATAAACATTAGGTAATTCAAAATATTCTACTAAGTAACGAGCAGGTACTAATGAAAAAATAGATTTAGCCATTGCTTCTTTATTTTGTTTATATACATCTGAGTCTTTCCCGTAATGAAAGGCGTGATGATCATGGTGTTGAAATATATAGGGAATATTTCTATTTGCTAATTCTAAAGCTAAATTAGCTACATGAACCATTACAATATCATATTCACCAGGATTAATCTCTGCAGCAAATTTAATATCGACTTCATGTCCTAATTCTTTAAGGTTACAAGTAAATTCCCATACAATTTTTTCTATAGCACCCCACGTTGGTGGTGGTACAGGAATCCCGCAACCTGGGTTTACTTGGCATATTTTCATAAAACTTTTTCTAAATAACCGTTTAATTGAAGTTTATTATCTATATAATTTTGATCTATAGTGATTGATTTTTTATTAAGAAATTTATTATTGCAAAAATCATAAAAATTAAAATTAATTGTAACTGTATTTCCTGTAAATTTATAAGGTCTATACCAAGCAAATTTACTTTTAATATCTATAGTTTCTGTGAAAATTTCTTGGTCTCCTTCAAATGCTTCTACTACTAAAATTCTATTATCTACTTCATTTGAATTTTGATAAAAAATAGCGAAATGGTTTTCTATATTAATAGGTAAAACTGTTGTATATTCTACACGAGAAAAATTATTATGTTTAAAATTTTCACTAATTAATTTATCCCAATTTTCTGCTGTTTCTATATGGATTTGATTTTTAAAAGGTTGTAAAGCAAAATAAAAAATATTTTCGTAACCATTAGATAAACTACCTACTTTATTCTTTAAATTATCATATTCCTGGGGGGTTAAAATAAACTCATGTGTGTTAAAAAATAAATCTGTTTGAATACCCATAAAAAAAGTACTACTTACTTTACCTTCTGAGTATTCTCGTTCATCTACAAATGCTCTTTTTTTATTTAATTTAAAAGAAACATCATTTATAAATTCTGGGTTGTTTAAAATATAATCGTAATTAATAAAAAATAATTTTTTAATTCCTATATTTTTTGCTAAAGAAGCTGCATTGTAATAATTTGTATAAACTGCTGGTCCGTGATATACATCATTATCTTCACCTTGTAATATTGTATTAACTTTAAAATGACCATAATCAACCCAACAATGATAATAAAAATCATGTTTAGTTAATAAATTATTTTTATCGTATATGCAATAATCAACTAATTCCTGTAACTCTAAAGGAATGGGAACATGAGATGTTAATATAATTTTTCTACCAGTTTGTTTAAAAGATTCAATACATTCTTTTGTAGAATCTATTACACTTTGTTGTGTAGGATATGTAGAAATAATGATTGCTTCTTGATCGATATTAATTTTATCATTATCTTCTATAATTTCTTTAATTAATTCACAATTTTTTTTAAAATTATCAAAATCAAGATAATTTACTGTGTCAAATTTATCAAAATAGTTTTGATATACCTCAAGATTATAAATTAATGTTGGAATTTGATTTGAAATTGCTTCACGTATAACTAAAGGCATTGTTTCTTTATCATTTACTGAACCACGTGATGTAAATAAAAATAAATCCATTGCCTGATAGAAAGCATCTACATCTGTACGTTCATTCCACCAAGTTAAATTTGGAGGAGTATCTTGAGCTAATGGTTCCCAATACCATTTAAAATTATCTGCTCTATTACCTAAACTATGAAATTCATATTCAGGCATTGAACGAGCATATTCAAAAAATTCAGCTTGATTTTTACGAGAAGTGTATAATCCAACATGTAAAATGTGTTTTTTAGCGGGATCTAACTGTAGATTACGCAATGCCTCTTCACGGTCAGGGCGTTCAATATATTCAATAGGATATTCAACTAATACGCTAGGAACATTAATATCTTTGTATTGTTCAATTTGCCAATTTGATACAAACATGAATTTATCTGGAAAAAATTTTTTCTGGGTTGTATCATAGGATGAATCGTGAGATGTTTCTACTAAAATATAATTTCTATTTGTTTTATATAATGAAGATGCTACTTCAAAATCCATATAAAACTCAGGAATTTCTTCAGTATGAATAATATTAGGTTGAATACGATTAACGATATTAATTAATTCTAATTTATTTTCACCTAAAGTAAAAAATTTATCATAATCAACTAATTTAAGAATTTTATTTCGTGTTACTATAAGTTGACCACCAGTAACATCAGCCCATTCTACGAGATAAATTTCATATATATCTCTAAGTAATTCTATTTTTTTGGTCAAATATTGAGGAAGTCCACCAGTTGATAGGTGTGGAGCAATAAATAACAGTTTTTGCATAACAGTTTGTTTTCCATAAATATACTAAAAATCATTTAAGTTTCCAAATTAATATATTTTAAGTGGAAGATAATATTTTAAGGAATTAAAATAAGTATTTTGTGGGGGATTAACATCGTATTCAGTATATGTTACATCACCTAAATCAAATACATTCTGTTGAAGTGGTAAATTATTCCACCATGTAAAATATGCTCCTGATTTAGCTAATTGAGGAACATGCTGAGCAAATTCTTGGTAATGAATATCACCATAAGTATCAAAAAATATTCCATCATATGTTGCCAATGTATCTACACAATCATACCAATCCGAAAAAATTAATGTTACGTTAGGTTTATCTACAGCCCATTCTTGAGCACGAGCAAATATTTGAGGGTGTATTTCTATAATGGTATGTGATGTGGGATTAAGTTGTTGAATATATGTTGATGAAATACCCATTCCAAAACCAACTTCTAATATATCACCTTGATTATAACAAACTACTTGAGCATGAGCTTGCATTAACGGAATTTCCCAATCCATCATTACTTGTTCTATTTCAAACATTGCAATGCTTGAGGAAAAAGATATTTGATGAGATTCAAATATAAGTGTGGTATTTTTCATTATTGAAATATTATTTGTAATTCAGGTGTGCCATTAAATGCTACTAAATATTGGTCATTTAAACCTGGTGCTATATCATTTCTATCATGATAAGTAAGTAAAGCCATACTATATGCAGCTGGGTATGTGCTAGCAGTAGCAAGTGCAGTTGCATTAAATTGTAGGGCATATAATCCAGTTCCGTCTATAGTATTAGTAGCATATTCAGTAAGACTTCCTGATTGGATATATAAAGAATAATTTGCATTATTTAATGTTGGAAAATCAAATGTATCACCTAAATCTAAAACAAATACTTCATTTGGAGTTGCTGTTGTAGTAATACCACCAACATCAAGTAGTAACGATGCACTTAATATAGAAGATGTAGAAAAACTACTTAAATCAAATTGTAGATTTATTCTAGTATTATTATTAATTGTACCAGTTCTTGTAGGACTAACTTGACTATTTATTGCTAAACTACTTGTTGAATTAGCAGTTGAACTAGCTGCGTTTACTGCAAGTGTCCAACTGGTAGTACTAATTGCAGTATACAATCCATATTTTGTAGCACTCAATGTTGCAACTTGGGTAGTTATTATTCCGTCTACATATGCAATAGATGATTTAGCAATTCCATTGATTTTATCAATAGAATTCAATGATACTCCGTTTATTTTAATTATAGGTGAACTTGGCATATTATAATTCTAACCATGTTATATCTGGTTGGAAGAATACTGTAATATAAGCACCTGCGCTTTTTATACACCATCCAACACCTCTTACATAATCACCAGCTGCTGTTGGAGGGGCAAAACTAAAATCTCCTGCGGTAGTTGATACCCAAAGTGCATCTCCTACTCTAACAGTACCAGTGAATTGATCAGTAGTCATTAATCCTTCTATTAATAAAGCAATTTCTCCATCAGCAGCAGCATCATTTAATACTATACCTAACAATTTTGTAGCGCTATCTGTATCGGCATCTGCTTTATCCCATTTTCCTACTCCAATATCCCAATACATTAGTTGTCCTAAAACACAAGACACAGCAGTTGTTTCACCAGTTATTATAGTTCCTTTTACTTTAGAAGCTTCAACTTGAAGAGTGCTACCAACAATAACTGATGTATCTCCAGGAAATAATGTAGGAGTTAGTGATAAACTTGAATAGGATGTTTCTCCAACATTTAAAGAAACGCCATCAAAAAGGAATTTATCCGAACTTGCACCTATATTACCATTTACATCTAATGTATTAGAAGGAGTTGTTGTATTAATACCTAATCTAGTATTAGTAATATCAGCATATAAGAATGATACAGATTGGATAGTAGTTGTACCTGTTGTTCTTACAAGGTAATCTGGTTGGTCTGTAAATGAACCACCACCACTAATACCACTTGTACCACCTGGGGCTGATACACCTGAACTACTTGCTGTACCTGAAGTACCTGCTGAACCACTAGTTCCACTAGTTCCGGATGCAGTACTTGATCCTGAGGTTCTTGCTGCACCACTTGTACCTGAACTACCACTTGTTCCTGAGGTTTGGCTAGATGTACTTGTACCTGCGGTTGCTGTAGCACCTGATGAACCATTTGATCCTGAAGTACCTGAAGTGGCGCTTACTGTACTACCACCTGCAGCTGCTGCTGCTCCTGATGATCCAGAAGAACCGCTAGTGCCTGAGGTTTGGCTTGATGAGCTTGAACCTGCAGTTCGTGCTGCTCCTGATGTGCCACTTGAACCTGAAGTACCTGAGGTTTGGCTTGATGAGCTTGTTCCGGCGGCAGTTGCAGATCCTGATGTACCTGAAGAACCGCTTGTTCCTGAGGTTTGGCTAGCTGTGCTTGTACCAGCTGTTGCTACAGCTCCACTTGAACCATTTGAACCGCTTGTACCTGAAGTGGCGCTTACTGTACTACCACCTGCAGCTGCTGCTGCTCCTGATGTACCACTTGATCCTGAAGTACCACTAGTGCCTGAGGTTTGGCTTGATGAGCTTGAACCTGCAGTTCGTGCTGCTCCTGATGTACCTGAAGAACCGCTTGTTCCACTAGTACCACTTACTGTACTACCACCTGAAGCAGCAGCTGCACCATTTGTACCTGATGAACCTGAAGTGCCTGAAGTGCTACTTGCTGTGCTTGTACCAGCTACTGAAGCATTACCTGAAGTACCATTTGAACCGCTTGTTCCTGAGGTTTGGCTAGATGTGCTTGTACCTGCTGTTGCTGTTGCACCGTTTGTACCATTTGAACCTGAGGTACCAGATGTTCCTGAAGTTTGGCTTGAACCACTTATACCAGCAGCACCAGAAATACCACTTGTACCTGATGAACCTGAAGTTCCGCTAGTTCCTGAAGAACCTGAAGAACCGCTTGCTGAACTTGAACCTGAAGTTCTAGCAGCACCGCTTGTACCTGAAGAACCACTTGTACCTGAGGTTTGGCTTGATGAGCTTGTTCCGGCGGCAGTTGCAGCTCCTGATGTACCTGAAGAACCACTAGTGCCTGAGGTTTGGCTTGTTGTACTTGTACCCGCTGTTGCTGTAGCACCGTTTGAACCGTTTGAACCGCTTGTACCTGAGGTTGCGCTTACTGTGCTTGTACCTGCTGTTGCTGTAGCACCTGATGAACCATTTGATCCTGATGTACCACTTGTTCCGGATGCTGTACTTGCACCTGAAGTTCTAGCAGCACCGCTTGTACCTGAAGAACCTGATGTTCCAGAGGTTCCACTAGTACCTGCGGTTTGTGATAAACCACTAGTACCTGTTGAGCCTGAAGTTCCAGATGTTCCTGAAGTGCTACTTGCACCTGAATTACCAGCATTACCTGCTGTGCCTGAAGAACCTGCTGTACCGGATGTACCACTAGTTCCGCTAGTTCCTGATGCAGTACTTGCACCTGAAGTGCTTGTAGCACCTGAAGTACCTGAAGAACCACTTGTACCTGAGGTTTGGCTTGATGAGCTTGAACCTGCAGTCTGTGCTGCACCTGTAGTACCTGAAGAACCTGAAGTACCAGATGTACCTGAAACTGTACTTCCACCTGAAGAGGCTGCTGCTCCACTAGTACCATTAGATCCTGCTGTTCCTGAAGTACCTGATGTACCGCTAGTTCCAGATGCAGTACTTGCACCTGAAGTTCTTGATGCACCTGATGTACCTGAAGAACCGCTAGTTCCTGAAGTTTGGCTTGATGAGCTTGAACCTGCTGTTTGAGAAGCTCCTGATGTACCTGAACTACCGCTTGTTCCTGAAGTGCTACTTGCTGTGCTTGTACCAGCTACTGAAGCGTTACCTGAAGTACCATTTGAACCACTTGTACCTGAAGTACCTGAAGTTCCGCTAGTTCCAGATGCAGTACTTGCACCTGAAGTGCTTGCTGCACCTGATGTACCATTTGAACCGCTTGTACCTGAAGTGCTACTTGCTGTGCTTGTACCAGCTACTGAAGCATTACCTGATGTACCTGAAGAACCACTTGTACCTGAAGTGCTACTTGCTGTGCTTGAACCTGCGGTTTGAGCAGCTCCTGATGTACCTGAAGAACCGCTTGTTCCTGAGGTTTGACTAGCTGTGCTTGTACCTGCGGTTGCTGTAGCACCTGATGAACCATTTGATCCTGATGTGCCACTTGTTCCGGATGCTGTACTTGCACCTGAAGTTCTTGATGCACCAGCTGTACCTGAAGAACCTGAAGTACCTGATGTACCAGATGTACCTGCTGTTTGTGATAAACCACTAGTACCTGTTGAACCACTAGTTCCAGATGTTCCTGAAGTACTACTTGCACCTGAATTACCAGCATTACCACTTGTACCGTTTGAACCCGCAGTTCCTGAAGTACCGCTTGTACCTGAAGTACCGCTTGCTGAACTTGATCCTGAAGTTTGTGCAATACCGCTTGTACCTGCAGAACCTGTTGTACCTGAAGTACCGCTTGTACCTGAAGTTTGGCTAATTCCTGAAGCACCAGCATTACCACTTGTACCTGATGAACCATTAGTACCTGAAGTACCTGATGTGCCTGAAGTTTGACTAGCTCCTGAAGCACCTGCGTTACCACTTGTACCTGATGAACCTGAAGTACCGCTTGTACCTGAAGTTCTAGAAGCGCCTGAAGAACCATCTATACCTGAAGTACCGCTTGAACCTGATGTTCCTGAAGTACCTGCTGTTCTACTATTTCCTGAGGTTCCTATTGAACCGTTTGTTCCACTTGTTCCTGAAGTACCGCTTGTACCTGCAGCACCTGATTGGCCTGAGGTTCCTGCTGAACCTGAAGTTCCGCTTGTACCTGATGTACCAGCTGTTTGACTATTTCCGGATTGACCTGTTGTACCTGATGAACCTGCAGTACCACTTGTACCTGAAGTACCTGCTGTTTGCGATAAACCGCTTGTACCTGTTGAACCTGAAGTTCCTGAAGTACCTGATGTTGAACTAGCACCGCTGTTACCAGCATTACCGCTTGTACCATTTGAACCATTAGTACCACTAGTACCACTTGTTCCTGATGTACCAGCTGTTTGTGAAGATCCCGATAAACCGGCAGTACCATTAGAACCAGCTGTTCCGCTTGTACCTGAAGTACCGCTTGTGCCTGCTGTTCTACTATTTCCTGAGGTTCCTATTGAACCAGCTGTACCGCTAGTTCCGCTAGTACCGCTTGTTCCAGATGAACCTGAAGCACCTGAGTTGCCTGAAGTACCAGATGAACCTGAGGTACCGCTTGTTCCTGAAGTTCTTGAAGCACCTGAAGAACCATCAGCACCGCTAGTTCCTGAAGAACCTGAAGTACCTGAAGTACCCGCTGTTCTACTATTACCAGATGTACCAATTGAACCATTAGTACCTGAAGTACCGCTTGTTCCACTTGTACCAGCAGCTCCTGATTGGCCTGATGTACCAATACTACCTGCTGTACCACTTGTACCTGATGTGCCACTTGTTCCGGATGCTGTACTTGCACCTGAAGTTCTTGATGCACCTGATGTACCTGAAGAACCTGAAGTGCCACTAGTACCTGAAGTACCTGCAGTTTGTGATAAACCACTAGTACCTGTACTTCCTGAAGTACCTGATGTACCGCTTGTTGAACTAGATCCACTATTTCCTGCGTTACCTGATGTACCGTTTGAACCAGCTGTACCTGAAGTACCTGAAGTACCTGAAGTACCGCTTGAACCTGATGCTGAACTACTACCTGAAGTTTGTGCAGCACCTGATGTACCACTTGAACCTGAAGTACCTGAGGTTTGGCTTAATGAGCTTGAACCTGATGTTTGAGCAGCTCCTGATGTACCTGATGAACCTGAAGTTCCACTTGTACCTGAAACTGTACTTGAACCTGAAGTTGCTGTAGCTCCACTACTACCATTTGAACCTGAAGTACCGCTTGTACCTGAAGTTCTAGAAGCGCCTGAAGAACCATCTATACCTGAAGTACCGCTTGAACCTGAAGTACCGCTTGTGCCTGCTGTTCTACTATTTCCTGAGGTTCCTATTGAACCGTTTGTTCCACTTGTTCCTGATGTACCACTAGTTCCAGCAGCACCTGATTGACCTGAGGTTCCGTTTGAACCAGCTGTACCGCTTGTTCCGCTTGTTCCTGATGTGCCTGCTGTTTGGCTTAAACCTGATTGACCTGCTGTACCTGCAGAACCAGCTGTACCGCTTGTTCCGCTTGTACCTGATGTACCTGCAGTTTGACTTAAACCGCTTGTACCTGTGGATCCTGAAGTTCCACTAGTTCCTGAAGTTGAACTTGTACCTGAGTTACCGGCATTACCTGAAGTACCGTTTGAACCTGCTGTACCGCTTGTTCCGCTTGTACCTGAAGTTCCTGATGAACCGGCAGCTCCTGATAATCCTGAAGTACCATTACTACCAGCTGTACCTGATGTACCTGATGTACCAGCTGTTTGACTATTACCTGAAGTTCCTATTGAACCAGCTGTACCACTAGTTCCAGATGTACCTGAGGTACCTGCTGAACCGGAAGCACCTGAGTTACCTGAGGTACCATTTGAACCTGACGTTCCTGAAGTGCCACTTGTTTTAGAAGCACCTGAAGAACCATCTATACCTGAAGTACCTGAGCTACCACTTGTACCTGAAGTACCAGCTGTTCTGCTGTTTCCTGAAGTACCGATTGAACCATTAGTACCTGAAGTACCACTAGTACCTGATGTACCAGCAGCACCTGAATTTCCTGAAGTTCCATTTGAACCAGCTGTACCTGATGTACCACTTGTTCCGCTTGTACCTGATGTACCTGCAGCACCTGATAAACCTGAAGTTCCTGTTGAACCTGCTGTACCTGAAGTACCGCTTGTACCAGATGTACCTGCAGTTTGTGATAAACCACTTGTACCAGTAGAACCACTAGTTCCAGATGTTCCACTTGTTGAAGAAGCACCACTATTACCTGCATTACCTGCTGTACCATTACTACCAGCTGTACCTGAGGTACCGCTTGTACCGCTTGTACCTGCAGAACCTGCAGCACCACTTAATCCTGAAGTACCATTCGAACCGGTTGTACCTGATGTACCGCTTGTACCGCTTGTGCCTGCTGTTTGACTATTTCCTGCTGTACCTGCTGAACCTGTTGTTCCGCTCGTACCTGAGGTACCACTTGTTCCTGCTGAACCGGCAGCACCTGATAATCCTGAAGTACCGTTTGAACCTGAAGTACCGCTTGTACCTGAAGTACGACTAGCACCTGAAGTACCGTCAACTCCACTTGTTCCTGATGAACCGCTTGTACCTGAAGTACCAGCTGTTCTACTATTTCCTGAAGTTCCTATTGAACCTGATGTTCCTGAAGTACCTGAAGTACCGCTTGTACCTGCAGCACCTGATTGGCCTGAGGTTCCTATTGAACCCGCAGTACCACTTGTACCTGAAGTACCTGATGTACCTGATGTTTGACTAGCACCTGATTGACCTGCTGTACCATTACTACCTGCTGTTCCTGATGTACCACTAGTACCTGAAGTGCCTGCAGTTTGTGATAAACCACTAGTACCTGTTGAACCACTTGTACCACTAGTTCCTGAGGTACTGCTTGTGCCTGAGTTACCAGCATTACCGCTTGTACCATTTGAACCATTAGTACCACTAGTACCACTTGTTCCTGATGTACCAGCTGTTTGTGAAGATCCCGATAAACCTGCAGTTCCATTTGAACCAGCTGTACCAGAAGTGCCACTTGTACCTGCTGTTTGAGAAGATCCTGAAGTACCATTTGAACCTGCTGTGCCACTTGTACCTGAAGTACCGCTTGTACCTGAAGTTCTAGAAGCACCTGAAGAACCATCTATACCTGAAGTACCTGAACTTCCGCTTGTACCGCTTGTACCTGAAGTTCTAGAAGCACCTGAAGAACCATCTATACCTGATGTACCTGAACTACCACTAGTTCCTGATGTACCTGCAGTTCTAGAAGCTCCGCTTGTACCAATTGAACCATTTGTTCCTGAAGTACCGCTTGTACCTGAAGTACCGGCAGCGCCTGATTGACCTGAAGTTCCTATTGAACCTGCAGTTCCTGATGTTCCTGATGTACCGCTTGTTCCTGATGAACCCGCAGCACCTGATAAACCAGCAGTACCAGTTGAACCTGAAGTTCCTGAAGTACCGCTTGTACCTGCTGTTTGAGATAGACCTGAAGTACCTGTTGAACCACTTGTACCGCTTGTACCTGAAGTACTACTTGCTCCGCTGTTACCAGCATTACCTGATGTACCGTTTGAACCACTAGTACCTGAAGTACCTGAAGTACCAGCTGTTCTAGAAGCGCCTGATGTGCCTGTTGAACCGTTAGTACCGCTTGTTCCGCTGGTACCCGATGTTCCGGCTGAACCAGCATTTCCACTAGTTCCTAATGAACCTGCAGTTCCTGAAGTACCACTTGTTCCTGATGTTCCTGCTGAACCTGCAGCGCCTGATTGGCCTGAGGTTCCTATACTACCTGCTGTACCGCTAGTACCTGATGTACCGCTAGTTCCAGCTGTTTGACTTAATCCTGATGTACCTGTAGAA